GATTCCGTTAAAGACAGCGGTCGCGGTCGCGAGCGCCGTGATGGGGTCGATCATGCGAGCCTCCTATGAGAGCAACCGCACGACCTCCTCGTCGACTTTGATCATCAAATCGAAGAGAGATCGGTCGTTTTCGAGCGTCAGGTCCGTCTCAATATCGCGCTGCAATCTCTCGGATGGATGATCGACAAATACTGCATTGGCGTTGGTCCTGGTGACCCGCCACAAGACACCGCCTTCCGCCCGGATGGCCGAGGCCTCGTTCGGGAAGCGGACGTCGTCGACACAGATCAGGCCTTGCGCGGGCAGGGACTGCCGCCAGGCGTTGACCCAGATGTCGGAGTGAACCATGCGCCGGCCCCATTCGGTGCCGAGCGTCTGCATGAGGTGCCGCGGCGTGCAGCCGCCGAACTGGTGGAGGGAGATCATTTTCTGATCCCCGTCGATCTGTTCGTCGGTCAGGCCCAGGCCCACCTTTAGCATCGACTTCAGGTTCTCCGCAAAGCGCATGCGCAAGAACTCGTGCTTAGACACGAGGTGCTTGGCAACGGCGCTCTTGCCGGATCCCGCAGGCCCGACGACGCCGATGATCCTGCGGCTCACCGCCCTCCCGGGATGGAGTGCAATAGGCCGACCACCCAGGCGGCAAAACCGCCCAAGAGTCCGCCGGCGCTGGCCACGGCACCGATCACCCAGATCCCGCCGCGGTAGCGCCCCTTGAAGTCGACGATCGTCTCGTTGATCGTTGCGAGCTTGCCGGAGACGTCGCGCAAGGTCTCGCGCAGCTCGTGCAGCTCGTTTTGCAAGGATTCGATCTGGGCGTCGTGCTTGCCCAGGTCGCGGTGAATTTCATCGCTCATACAATGGCCCCCGCCGATTACTTAGCCTTGATTATAAGTTCGAAGGACCGTTTTCGGGCTTGCGGACGCCACGCACCTCGGCAGCCAGGTCCTTGACAGCCTCGACCAGAAGGCCAACGAGGTTGCCGTAAGCAACCGACAAATAGTCGCCGGCCTGGTGCACGACCTCGGGCACCACGCCTTGCGTCTCTTGGGCGATCAGGCCCAGGCTTGGTTTGCCGTCCTTGGTGAAGTAGACGCCGCGCAGGGCCAGGACCTTGTCCAAGGCCTTATCGATCGTGCGGATATCCGACTTGAGCCGGGCATCCGAGGACGAGGTGATGTCGCCGCTGGCCAGGATGTCGCCCGTCACGTCGAGCTGGGCCGCCGGCGAGACGTTGTTGATGCCGACGAATCCGGTGCTGCGCTTGATGAAGAATGGCGTCGTCAGCTGCGAACCCGCATCGTTGTAGGAGAGGAAGGCAAGATCGGAGCCGACGTTCGAGCCGCTCTCCGCGGTCAAGGTCCCGCGCAGGGACCAGCGGTTGACACCGCCGGTCAAGAACACCAGCTCGCGGATGTTGCCGGCGGCGGCCGAGACATCGACCCTGGAGGTGTATTGACGGTTCGCACCCACGACGAGGGCCGAGAAGTTGGACTCCCGGTCGATCGTGACGTTGCCCGAGAGCGTACCGCCGGTGAGCTGCAGCAGCCCCGAGGCGCCGATCGTGATGTCGATCTCCTCGTTGGCGGAATCGTCCGAGGCCGAGATCGTCACCCCGCTGCTCGGGATGAAGTTGAGCCGCCGGCGCGAGCCCGTGTTGGCCCCGGCCGTGTTGACCCGGACCGCGACCCGGGCGGCGGAGTCGAGCGTGGCCGGGATGTCCGCGGCCGCAAGCGCCGCCCCTGCCGTCACCCGCCCCTTGGCATCGACCGTGACCTTGGGATAGGTGCCCGCGGTGACGCCGCTATTGGCCAGCGTCGCTGCAAAGGAGAGGTTGGCGCTGCCGTTGAAGGCGGCGCTGGTGCCCGTGACGTCGCCCGTGAGCGTGATCGTCCGGCCGGTGGTGAGCGTGTTGGCGCTGCCGGCGGCCCCAGAGACCGAGATGCCGTAGGTGGCGGCGAGGTCGACGAAGGCGGTCCCGTTCCACTTCTCCCACTTGCTCGATGCCGCGTTCCACTTAATCGCGTCGGTCGGCAGGTTCGAGGGCGACCCGGTGGCAAACATCCGGGCGGCGTCGTCGTCGCGAGCCTTCAGATCGGCCAGGAAGTTGGCGTAGGTCGAGCCTAGAGTCGGTTGTGTCCAATTGGCCATTGCTTATACCCCTTTGGCGTTCCAGCTGAAGTCGCCCGAGACGCGGTTCCCGCTGGTGTCGAATAGAAGAACTTTAAATGATGTCGGATTGGGAACATCGGTGAAGTCATAAATCGCGAGGCGGGCCGTCGTGCCTTTCGGGGTAACGGTGATCGAGTTGATGTCGATGAACGATTTATTGAACAGCACCGTGGTCCCGGTGGTGTCCGCCGAGTTGGCGGTGCCGCTGCCGCTGTCCGTCTTGAGCTTCACATCCAGGCGCAGGTTCAAGCCGGCGATGTCGATGAAGCCGTCGCCGGACACGCTCTCAATGTCGATGCGGATCTTGAAGTAGCGGAAGTTGGAGGCGAAAACCTCGTAGACGCCCGGGTAGTTGGTCCAGGCGTCGCCGGCGTTGAGCTTGACGCTGATGGTGGGTGTTACGGTCACCGTGCCGATCACCGTCTGGTAGGTGAGCGTCACCACGATCCGCGTGCCCGGCAGCGCCGCGCCGTAGTCAATCTCTTCTTCGTAATAGCCCGAGTTCAGGGTCGGCTGGATCCAGTAAGGGAACCCGGCGTCGACCTGGGCCTGCGGGGTCGCCCAGCCGCGGCTGGTGAAGTGCTGCTCGTAGGTCTCGCTGTTGTTGATCGGGGCGGCCGATGCGGTGCCATCGGCAACGAAGCCCACATTAGTGCCCGAGAAGGTGCTGAACTGGTCGTAGAGCAGATCGTAGTCGGGCGGCGAGCTCACCGTGGCCGCGATCGAGGTCGGCGCGCCCGGATTGCCCGCGGTGTCGACCGGCGTCACCCAATAGATGAAAGTCCCGGCGCTGGATTCGAACACGGTCGAGAAAAGGCCGTCGATCGATCCGATGATCTCTGCCGTGGAATAGGTCGCCCCTTTGCGGATCTGGTAGTTGGCGATCGGCAGCTGGCTCGTAGGCGCGGTCCAGCGCAGGAGCACGTTGTTGTCGACGATCTGCTGGCTCGGGGTGACGCCGCCCGGGGCGGTGATCGAAAGCGTGGCCGCGGCTGCCTGGCCGGTGTTCCCGGCCTTGTCGATGCCGGCGACCCAGAACGTGCGAGCTCCGGCGAAGTCGGCCTTGAACCGGAAGCTGTCCGCGGTGACGCGGGTGATGCGCTCGCCCGCGGCGTAGCTGGCGCCGTATCGGATCTCGTACTCGGCGACCGACAGGCTTCCGCCCGGGGCCGCCCAGCTCAAGAGAATGTCGGGCCCGGTGATGCTGGCCACGAGCCCGATCGGCGCGCCCAGGGCCGTGATGTTAACCACCACCGATGCCCCGGCGCTGCGGTTGCCCGCCACGTCGACCGCGGTGACCCAAAATGTCCGCTCGCCAATGAAGTCGGCCGTGGCTCGAAAGACCGTGCTCTTGGTGCGGCCGAGGACGGTGGCAGATCCGTAAGAGGGGCCGAAGGCCACCTCGAAGTCGGTAATGCGCTGCTGCGGGTCGGGCTGTGCCCAGGAGAGCACGACCTGGTCGTCGGCCAGCGCGAACGACACCACCGGTGCCGCGGGCTGCGTAATCGCCACCGTTACCCCGGTGTCGTTGATGGAGGTAAGGCCGATCGTGTCGACCGCCCGGATACGGTAGTTGTAGGTGCCGATTGGCAGGACGCCGACGGCAAACGAAGTGCCCTTAACCTCGGCGATCTTGGTGCCCGTTGGCCAGTTGGTGCCGCGGCGCAGGTCGTAATAGGAGACATCGAGGTCGGCCACCCGCGGCCAGGACAAGGTCAGGCCCAGCTGCGGATCGACCGTGGCGATGAGCGTCTCGACGTCGGTGGGCCGCGTGGTCTTGCCGACGATCGTGTGGTTGGTGAGCGTGGTCCAGGCGCTGCTGATGCCCGATGCTGAGACCGAACGCACCCGAACGTCGTAGCTGCGCCCCTGGACCACCCCGGTGATCGGCAGCTCGCGGTCGTCCTCCAGGATCCGACCGGCCAACACCCAGGAGGCCGAGACGCTCTCCTTGAACTGCACGTCGAAGGCCATGGCCCGCACATCGGAGGCGGCCACCGGGTTGATCGTCACCACCAGGCGATCCTGCAGAGTACCGTCGGCCAGCACGAGCAGCGCCGTCTCGTCGGAGCGCAGCGCGAAGGTCACCGAGGGCGGCGCCTTCTGAGAAACCGGCACCTCCACGGTGATGTTGTCGTCGAAGTCCGGGATCAGGCCCGTGTCGGCCGTGTAGACGCCGCTCTGCGCATCGACCAGGACTAGCCTGGCGGAGAGGTCGCGCTGCGCTTCGATACGCTTGATGATCATCGGCGCCGCCTCATCCCCGAGCGTGCCGAACATAAAGAGATCTCCGGCTTCGCCCGCGGTGGCCGCGGCCGCAGGTGTGGTGAGGACGACCTCGTCGGTGTTCGTGTTCGTAGGAACCTCGGCGATGCGATGAACGACGGTCTCGCCATTGCTGCGTCGCACGCGCAGGCCGTAGGAGACGGAGGCCGTCATGGCGACGGGGCCGTCGAGGACAAAACTCTGGACCAGCCCCGCCTGGGTGACAGATCGACTGCGGATCCGCCCGGCCCCGAGGCCGATCAAGATCACGTCGTGGTTCAAGAGGACGAGGTCGCCCACCGTGCAGCGCAGCGCCTCGATGTCCATCTCGACGATGTGCTCTTCCGGCCGCAGCTTCATTACGGCCAGGTGGTAGCGGCCCTCGCGCCAGGCCTGGTTCTTGTCGGTGCAGCCGAAGAGCTCGATCGTCTCGAACTTCTCGGTGTTGAACTCGTTCTGGCCGTCGTCGTAGACGATGACCTCGTCCTCGACGAATCCCCGAGCCGCGTTGATGAAGCGGACGCGCAATGCCTCGGGAATGTCGAGGAAGAGCTTCGATCCGGTGTAGTTCGACGAGTTGCGCGGCGTGATGTGCTGCACCGGCACGTTCTGCTGGACGTCGCGCACGATCGAGAACTTGCCGTCCTTCATAGTCGGCGTGGCCCGGCCGTGGCTCGCCACCGTCCGCAGGGCGTTGAAGATCGAGCCGCCTTCCATGACCGCGTTGAACCCCCAGCGATTGCCGGGTCCGTTTGGGGCGGGTGCGTCGCAGGCGTCGGCCCAGGCCTTGATTCCGACGAGGTCGAGACGGCTGTCGGGCAGAACCACCTCCTGGCCGCGGCGGCGCAAAAGATCGGCGAAGGCCCATGCCGGGTTGGCGGTGAGCTCATAGCTCCAGGACGCGCCCGAATAGACCGGCAGATAGGACTCGGCCACGCAGTTAATGGCGTCCGGCACGCCGTTGAGCTGCTCGGAGGCTTTGATACGCATGGCGATCATCGCCAGGCCAGGATACCGAATAGGGCTCTCGTATCGGATTGTTCGCAGAGCGGTCCAAAATGTGCGGTCGGTGCCCTTCGAGATGTTGCCGTTGGTGCGGCGGACCCGGACCTGGTATTGGCCGGCGTTGGCGACCTTGAATCGGCCGCTTCGACGCACCGCTCGCGTGCTGTTGTCAGCCATTTCAATATTGCCGTTTCCGGAAAACCCCTCATCGCTGGCGGGTTCCCAAGGAACGTCAAGCCAGGTCGAACTTCCGACTAGTCGGTACTGCGCCTCGAAAACCGCCCCGGTCCTCTGGCGGTCGCCGTTGTCGTCGTAGGCGACAATGCCGCCCGGGGCCACGAGGTCGATGCTGATCTCGCGAGCGTCGGTCTGCGTCGTCCGAGTCTCCCAATCGACGTCCGTGGTGAGCTCAACCGAGAGGTTCTCCTCTCGGATTTGCCTCGTGTAGAGCGTAATGTTCTGGTTGCCGGCCCATCCCGGCGGCCCGCCCTCGGTGACCTCCAGCTCCACGCCATCAAAGCCAGCGATGGGCGTCTCTCCGATCTTGATGTCGGTGATCCGCAAAGGCCCGTAGCCGACGATCAGGAGAATCCGCAGGTACTGCTTATCGCCCTGGCTTTCGGTGTAGGGACGCGCCCCATAGACTGGGTACATCCGGCGCCGGCCGAAGACCCTGGGGATCGCCTCGTAAGGGGCGAGCCGGTTCTGCGTGCCGGTGATCTGGTAGGCGGGGCCCGCGATCGAGCGATCCTGCGGCCCAACCGGGTTGGGCGGCGGGATAAGGCTGTTGAGCAAAAGGGTACCCGCGGTTGCCACCACGGCCGTGACCGCCGCACCGACGGCCGCCACGCCGGCGGCGCTGGTGACCCCGAGGGACGCGGCAATGCCTGGCCCAAGGACGGCGCCGATATAGACCGCCGCCACGACGATCGCGATGGCAAGGAGGGTCCTCACGACCTTGCTGCCGCCGCCGCCGCCCTGCGGGACGACGCGGATATAGACGACGTGGCCCTCCTTCGGCCGCACGCGGCGCCAAAGATGGCGAGGGATCTCGTGCGCGCCGACCTCGACGCGGATCATCCTCAGATAGACCTCGGGGATGCCTGCCTGCTCGATGATGTCGGCGACGGTGCCGCCGACGTCGACGCGGGCGACCACCTTGGCCCCCTTGGAGAAGGGGTGCGGCTGCAGCAGGACGGGGCTGGTGATGGGCGTGATCTCAGTCATGGGCTTGGGGACGGTAGAAGCCCAGGACGCGCTTAGACCATTCCAGGCCGTCATAGCGGTCCAGGCAGGAATCGGTGCGCTCGTGGGTGTGGATCATGAGACCGGGGGAGACGACCATGCCGACATGCAGCGGGTGACCGCGCAGGCGAAGCAAAATGGCGTCGCCGAGTATCTCCTGGCCGGCCGGGACGTCGATATAACGCTGCCGCTCGGACTCGATGATGGAAGCGACGCGGGCGTTGTCGGTACGGCTTGCCCACTCGTAGGTCTCGTAGCGAGGCTCGTCGATGCCGAAGCGCTCGCGCCAGATGAGGCAGAGCAGGCCCCAACAGTCGAGCCCCTGGTCCCGGTCGCGGCCACCGGTGCGGTAAGGGATGCCGATATAGGCGGCGAGCCAGTCCGTGGTGCCCATGGCTAGAACATCCCCGGGAAGCGCTGCGGGTTCATCGTGACCGCAATGGGCTCGGTCAGGATCTGCTCGAAGGTGAGCTCGGCCGTGATCGCATTGGCGTCGTAGATCGCGTTGCGCAGGGTCATGCCCTCGAAGCTGATCTCGACCGTGCTGGGCGCGCTGGCCAGCACCACCTGAATCGTGACCGTCGGCGCGGAATCGATCGAGCGCAGCGCCTGCACGACCCGGCGGTCGACATTGTCGATCTTGAGCCTGGCTGTGGCCGGCTGGTCCGGGTCCTCGCCCGGCAGCTCGATCTCGAACGGGAATGCTATGAACTCGTGGCCGTCGCTGGTGACGTTGGCGTTGTTGTTGACCACGCGCAGTGGCGCTTCCAAGGAGCCGTGGTCGATGGTGAGCAGCACCAGCCAGACCTCGTCGGTCTCCTGCGCGTTGGTCGAGGCGATCGCCGTCGAGGACAGCGTGCGGCTCAAGGCACGAGCTCCAGGTTCATCGTCGTCCGCACATACTCGGAGCCGATCGACTGGTGCTGCGGCGCGGGCTTCCTGAACCGGAAGGTGGCCGGGGTCTGGTAGCGCGGGTGGACCCACTCGAAGGTGAGCGACCCGCCGGCCAGGGTGTCGGTGTAGAAGGTCTCGAAGTCCGCGGCCTGCGCGTTGGTCATCTGCATCGAGAGCTGAAATAGCCGACTGGAAGTGGTGAACCGGCGACGAACCTTGGCCAGGCCGCCGTCGACCTGGGTCTCGATCGTCTGTTCGGGGAGCTTCTCGTTGTAGCCTTGCTCAAGCACGTATTGCGGCAAGGATGGCGGCCAGGTGGCGGGCATGGGTTACCTCTTGGCGAGAAGGCGGCGGGTGCCGTAGTTGGATGAGAAGTCGCGGTCGAGGTCGCCCGAGCGCATCGCCCGGCGCACCTCGTCGCGGACCAGGACGGAGATCACGCGCCGGCCGTCGTCACCGCGCTCCTCTTTGATCTCGACGGGCTCGGAGCCCGGGCTCTGGCGCATGTCGTTGACTACGATCTGGACGCCGGGAGCTCCGGAGGAGGCCACGCCCAGCTTGCCGTCGGCGGTACGCGAGAGCGGCATCACCGCCTCGGGGCCGGCCTCGCCCATGAGCCCGGTGCGGCCGCCGCTCATGGGGAAGTAGGTGGGCCCGCCCACGACCCCGCCACGGGCGAAGGGCACGACGTTGCCGCCCCGGAAGGCGTAGCCCCGGGCGGCAATGACGGAGGGGGCGGTGAACGACCCGCCGCCGCCGGCCCCGCCCCCTGCCGGAGCGCCTAGCCCGCCTCCGATGAGGCTGTTGGTGAAGTTCGAGACGAACATCTCCAAAGGCGCGGTGACCGGCTTCAACGCCGCGTTGATCAGGTTCGAGAGGATCTGGTTCAGGACGTTGTTCATGACGTCCAGGAAGCTGCGCGCCTCCAGCTTGCCGGTCTGGAACGCCCGCACGAACGATTCCGAAATGCCGGTGCGGATCCCGCGACCGACGTCCTCGCCGATCCGCTTGAACTCCGCGAAGGTCTCCTGCTGCTTCTGCAAGGCGTTCTGCTGCCGGGCGAGCTCGGCCGTCAGCTCCATCTGCTGGCGCGCCTCGACCGAGCGCAGGTCGACACCCTGAGCGATCAGGTCGTTCATCTTGGAGAGCACCGCCTGCTGAACGGCGTATTCCTCGGTCGACAGCCCGAGCAGCTGGTACTGCTGCTTGGTGATCTCGATCTGGCGTTTGAGCTGCTCGGTCTGCTCGGCCATGCCCAGGCCGCGCTGTGCCGCGTCCTCGCGGCGCATCAGATCGCCCACCGTCCCGGCCGTACCGGCGGGCAGGTTGCGGGTGGCGTCCTCGATCCGAGCGTTGAGCTCCAGCTCCCGGCGGCGCGCCGGATCGCCTACGGCCCCGCGCTGGGCCTCCAGGCGGCGCAGGTTGCGCTCAAGGCCATCGATGGTACCAGCGGACGTCACTTCGTCCTGGGCGGCCTTGGTGGCCCGCAGCTGGGCCTCATAGGCCTTCATGGCTGCCTCGACCGCCGGCGTGGTGATGCTGCCGAACTTCTGGAAGCGGAAATCGGCCACCGCCTGGGCGACTTCGAGCTCGCGGATCGTCTCGGCCGTGGCCCCGATCTTGGCGCGCAGGCTCTCCTGCGAGGCCTCCTGCCGACGGAGGTTCTCGATGTCGGTACCGACACCCATCACCTGCTCGGCGATGAGCGGCTGCAGGGCATCTCCGGCGCCCACAGGGCGGCCTTGTTGCGTTGCCTGCCGGGAGGCGGCAATGGCCCGGCGCGCCAGCGCGAGGCCGCCACCGCCGCCGCCAAGGGCCCTGGCGGCCCTCTCGTCGGCAAGGGTCTGGTTGAGCTTGTCGAAGGCCGAGCCAGCCTGCAGCGCCTCGACCCGGACCGCGGCCAGGGACCGGGTCAGCTTGTCCCGCTGCTCGGCATAGTCGGCCTGGGGCACCGCGCCCTTGGCGAACCGCTCGTCGAGCCGGGCCAGGGCCTCGTTGAGCGTGTCGGTCTGCGCCTTGAGCTTGGCCTGCTTCTCGGCGATGGAGTCGACCTCCTTGGCGACCTGCAGGCCGCGCAGCACGGGCGCGTTCGAAGCGCGGTCCTGCTCGGCCAGGCGGGCCTGCGCGGTCAGCCGACCGGCAAGTCGCTGCTCCTCGCGGATGCTCTCGATCTCCCGGTTGCGCTCCTCGATCCTGCCGCGGGCCAAGACGTTCGACCCCAAGGTGTTGAAGGCGCCCAGGACGCCGGTCTGGTCGGCCAGAAGCCGATCGCGCTCGTTCTCGGCCTGCAGCCGGGCGAGACGCCCCTGCGCCGAGTTGTCCAGCATGCTGTTGAGGTTCTGCAGCTGGCCCGCAGCGAAGCTCAGGATCGACTGAACCATGCCCGACGCGTTCAAGGACTCGCCGAGCTTGGCCCCGAACTCCTGGGCCTGGTTGGTCATCCGCTGGAACGCCCGCTCGGTCGTGTCCGGCAGCGATTCGAAGTCCTTTCGGACCTTGTCGGTCTGGCCGAGGATCGCCTTGAAGACCTTGTCGGAGGTCAGCTGGCCTTCGGCACCCAGGCGACGCAGCTCGCCCACGCTGACACCCAGCCCGTCGGCGATCGCCCGGGCCAGGGACGGCATGTTCTCCAGGATGGAGCGGAGCTCGTCGCCGTTGAGCCGCCCGGCCGCCAGGGCCTGGGAGAGCTGCAGCATCCCGGAGCCGACCTCGCCTTGGGAGGCGCCCGAGATTACCCCGAGCTTCTGGATGGTTTCGGTGAGCTGCAGGACCTCGGGCGTCGTCGCCCCGAGCTGCTCGGCGTTGCGGGCGATCCGGGTGAAAGCCCCGACCGCGCTGTCGATGCTGATCCCGGCCTCGTTGGCCGAGCGCTTGATGTCTTGAAAGGCCAGGACCGCCAGCGTCTCCGAGCGGAGTGCTACGCGGATCTGCGCCTCGTACTGCTTGAACCGGTCCTCAAGGGGGGCCAGCGCCGAGATCAGGCCCACATAGCCCGTGGCCAGCGAGGTAACCCCGGCCGCAGCCGTGCCCAGGATCGGAACGGTGCCCATGAGGCCGCCGGTAACGGCCGGCAGGAGCCGCGACACGCTGGCGAGTGCAGCGCCCAGAACGGCCCCGCCCTGGCTCTGCCCGGCGATGCCTAATACGGTGGCCAGGGAGCCGGCCTCGCGGGCCACTCCCGAGAGGACTCCGGAAAGCCCGCCTACGGCCTTCTGCAGCCGGTCAGCGCCGGCCGCGGAGCCTTCCGCTGCCTTGCCGACGCCCGAGACCTTGCCCGAGGCGGTGTCGGCCGCGGTGCCAACCTTGCCGATCGACTGCGCCGCCTGGTCGGCGGCGGTCTTGGCCTGCTGCAGGCCGCTGGTGTCGATCTCAAAACCTAGCTTGGCAATGTCGGTCACGTTTTGGCTCCTAGCGCCGCGTCGTCGCGTTGCGCCTCCAACCAGAGGTCATCCAGCTTGCGGATGGCTTCGACCTCCCAGGGCTCCAGCGGCCAGCGTTTCAGCCGTTGCCAGGCATCGATCTCGGCGAAGCAGATCGGGGATGGTCCGAAGCCCGCAGGGCGGGCGCGGTGCAGCTCAAGGAAAGTCTGCCACAAATGACGCAATTCGGGCGGCAGCGGCGGCGCGGCGGGCTTCTTGAGGCCCTTGGCGCGAGCCACGGCCTCGTAATGGTCCGAGATCGATGCGCCGCCAGCCCGGCGGGCCATCTGGAACTGGTGTCGGCCGTACTCGATCAGCGCTTGGACGACACCGGCAAAAAATTCAGGCGGTTGGAGACGAAGAGGTCCACCTGCTCCCGGATGATCGGGTAACGCTGGTAGAGCTGCCTGGCGTTCTCGGCGGTGCAGGGGATGGGCTTGCCGGCCTTGTCGTTGATCCCGGCCCAGCCCACCGTGCAGGCGGCCATGATATCGATGGCGTCGGCCTCGGCCTCGGCAGTCAGCGCGTCGTCCTCGGTCTTGTCGCCCTTGGCGGCCCGGTCAATGCGCTTCCTGACCTGGGCCCGGGTGAGCTTGCGGTAGGTCTCGCTGTCGGGTCCCTTGAGCGTGATCGAGACGGGCTTGCCGCCCTTGTCGGTCATCTGCGTGCCGGCCAGATCCTTCACCGGCATCTCCACGCCCTTCTCGCTGGCCGAGAGGGTGTCAATGCTGTCCAAATCGAAGTCCATGATGTTTCGTCCTCGCTAGAAATGAAAAG